TGCCACCCGCCAACATCAAAGACTTCATCAAGTCTGTTCATTACCTGACGCGCATCAATGTAAACCAACTCTTTACCACCCGCACCTTTACGCCAGTGATGACTTGCAAAAGGTTTCTTTAACTCTATCTGTATATGTTTCATTCTTTTTCCTTTACTGGTGTTTCGTGATATGAACCATCGTCATCATACCACCCATGATACGTAGTGTCAACAACTTTTCGCCTTGTAATTACGAAAGGATTATCTTTTGTTCCTTGACCCTCAACATTTCCGTAAGAATATTTTACTGGTGAAAAGAATTCATCCATAAAACTTCGGGGAGTCCAATCGCTATAGTTTGTTTTCATTTTGTTTCCTTATAAAGTGTTTAGCATCTACGACTGCTAACGGTTCTTGCCTGTTACGTTTAATGATAAGCAAGGGTTCGTAGCCCCCTGCATTTGATTGCGCTTGTTTCCAAGCGTCCCACAAATTAAGTCGCTCGACGTTCTTGCACTCGACAGAGTATGGGAATAACTCTCTTGCTTTAGGCGACAGCATAACATCTTCACCTTGTGCGCCCATGCTCCTCGAATGAACATCGTCATCATCCAGTTTGAATATCTCAATTAGCGAGTCCCTTACCCACTGCTGTAACCTTCTCCCTTTTGCTTTTCCTGATGATGTTTTCATTTGCAAATTCTTTTAACCCACCTGTTTCTAGTTTACCCGCAGGGCCACCCTTTGCGGGAGTTGGTAATATGCCTTTAGGATGTAAGCCCTGATTGTAGTAATTCAGTGACGCCATGTCAAGTTTTAAATCCAAGTCCAGTTCCGCACCATCAAAGTGTCTTGCTTTACATAGGCTCATGTAAGCATCCGCATGAGGATCATCATACAGTCTACCCAAGATGATTACGTTATCGGCCCTGTTAGTTATGTCGGCGCTACCTGCTACACTCCATTTGTCTAACTTATCCTTGACGCTACCGCCCTTGCGAGCGTGGGCAACCAAGATAATATGGATGCCTAAGTGTCTGGCTGTATTTGCGATAGACTGAACAACTTGTTTCTGACCATTCCAATCATCACTGTTCAGGCTCATTGTCATCAGCGAATCAATCAAGACTATATCAATATCAAGATTGTCTTTTGCATACCGCATGACTGACAGCAATGCTTTAGGCGTGATAGTCCCATGCTGATCATAGAACCATAACTTATCCTTTGCCCATTTGGTAAACTCAAGACCCGCATCTATATCGGGTTTGTTCTGGAGCGATGCCTGTCTCCACATTCTAGCCAGTTGAGACTTGGGTGACATTTCCAGTGAGATTGACAGACATTTCTTTCCCTGATCCATAGCGGATAAGAGTATCTGACTAGCGAATAAAGATTTACCTGCACCATTAATCCCTGCTAATACTGTAACCTCCTCATCGCGCAGTCTAAACTTGTCATCAAACTGGGACAGCGGTAGTTTGGTTCCCGACATTGCCTCATCGAGATTAAAAAAGTCAAGAGTTTCCTGAGTAAAATCATTTGATGGTCTTATCTTGCGCTCAACGGCAGTTAAGTTTTCGTATTTTTTGAGGTCATCGTTCGTGATTTCCATATTCTAGTTCCGTATCTCCAGTTTCCACCATGACGGTAGTATTGATCGAAAGGTTTACCACCTGCATTATAGAACTGATCCCAGTTCTGCCCCTGTACATGAGGTCTAATGGATGCAGACTCTACCCTTAATGGTTTGTTATGGTCATTATCCATAAATTTTGTAGCAACCTTCCCTGACAACCGCTGTAGTCTACCATAAATTCCCCATGCTTCCAATAGTATTTTGTTAGAAACATCCCTTGATCTTGATAAAATGTTAAGGCATTTAACAGCACTGTTTAGCAGGGTATCTGAGTTTACCTCAGACTGATGGCGAAGATTCGCCACCAATCTTTTAGGCACATTCCTCAGAATCTTTATTGCTCTTTCTTCTACTCTTCCCATTGCCGTCTAGTGTCCTGATCTTCTGCTTTAGCCATGTCTCTTTCCTGAAGTATGAATACCCCATGCGTCACGATAGCATCCAACTGAGTCTCGCTAATGGGTATGCCATTGCCGTTGATCTCAAGGCATATAGAGTCATCGCCCGCCTCATAAAGATCAATTCGATTGACGGTTTCGACAGTTAAGTATTCATCTAAGAGTTTGTTGGCCTCGACCCTGATATCACGCAGGTATTCATCATGGTCAATCTGATCATCGCATAAATTCATTTTATTCACCGTAGTTTGTGTAGTAGTAATCTTCCAATTCATCCTGACTAATGCTATCAGATATCAATTCTTCGATCAAGTCAATCTTTGCCTGATCCAGATATTTATACATGGGACTTGATAACTCATTGACCATTTCCCATTTGATATCATCGTGATTGTCTTTATTCAAATTTAAATTGTACGTTGCTAAACTCATTTTATCTCCTCTCATTTTGTTTTGCTCCATAGTATTACAACTACACCAGATAGTATCATACATATTACCCAAAGCCAAGCAATAATTGTTTCCATTACTTACACCATTCCTCTCTTTTGCATAGTTTAATACGCTCTTCCTCCCAGAAGATTGTCTCTTCTGCAAGCCTATCTAACTTTGTCTCAACAAATCGTTTAAGTTCTACTATCACCCCCAGTTCTGCTTCATTAACTGGGTATCGTTTTAACTCAGTCATTATCATTCCTCACTGTGATCGAACTCAAACATCTGTTCATTAATATCGTGTACAGCAATGTACTTCTCATCATAGCATTCTTCACAGATAACTTCACCAGACATTTTAGTACACTCATAGTCATGCCTCTCTACTTGGCAACTTTGACATAGCATCTTCATTAAATTATCTCCTAACCGTTGAATTGTTTGCTACCAAACTGATGCTCAAGAGCAGATCGTATTGGCCCTGACAAATCATCATAAAGTTTGTCGTACTCTTCATCGCCTACCTCTGGGTTGATATCGTAGGAATGAATAGCAATATAGTCTACGATCTTTTGCATCAACAGGTACTGTCTTTCTTCGTTCATGTTTACGTATGACATTAACTTATCTCCTTTATTAATCTAATCTTGACTGTGCGTAACATTTTACACCATTAGACTCTAAGTGTCTAGCGTATGCAACCGCACCTGCTTCTTTTGAGGATATGTTTTGAGTCGGATGGCCTGATGGATTCCAAATATCGTATCCCCCATTCCAAGACGCTAAATTAACAACCCCTGCCTTTTTTAATTGTCTAGCAAAAGACTGGGTAGCGGGTCTTATTTTGACCCATGCAAAACCGCAAGCGCCCCATTCCCCTTGTTTTTCATGGTGATCCTGAGTAGCCTTTTGTGCAAGTGCTACCGCTTCATTGTGAATTCTGATTGCTTCTGATTGTTTCATTGCCTTATCCCTTTGGTTAAAATTTTGCTAATGGTGAGACCAAACCAACATTTAATTTTTCTCTGATTTCGGCATAACTTTTAATTTCTTTTTCAAAATCCCAGTTATGTTTTTCTTTCATTTCTGCGACGCGCTTACCCATTTCTTTTACAGCAATTAACAGATAATTAATTTCGTCTTTATCTAAATCAATTTGCATTTTTCTGTCTCGTTTGTTTCAGTGATTGCGACTATAAAACAGGTAAATTTGATTGTCAACAATTATTTTCAGAAACTTAGCAATTAATTATCTTTTCCCTGGCTTTCCCTTTATTATCAATGACTTACCTTAAAAGATAATATTACTAGGAAGTTTTTTCTTTTTTTCATTTTAACTGTGTTATACTCTCAGTCGAGCGGGTTAGGACTCACTAAATTATCGGGCTGATCATCCCGAAATCCTACCGAAAGTGATTACTTATATGGGCGCTAAAGACGGCGTTGGAAACAGGCATAACTGACATTCTTTGAATGGGGTCGGTGCTTTCGTAGGCACTAAAAATAACTACACCTGACAAGCCATATATTTTAAACCTTCGGGGGTTCACAATAACCCATACCGAATAAAGACTGGGGTCAGTTCGGTCTAAATGACAATTATAAATTGAACGATAGGCAAAACCTATCAATAAAAATCTCCGTAAAAATCTCAATAAAAATCTCCGTATCAGACAGCCTATCAAACAATAGCTTGTATCAATCACTAAATTAGATGACCTATAAAGTAATAGGCTAAGGCTATGAGTAGCGACAAAGAAACAAAATTAAAAAGGCGCAATCTAGTTGCCAAACATTCCCACAAATTTAATAAGGGATATACGCATAAAACAAAGGTCGCTTATAATCGCAAATCTAAGGCCCTACAGCGCGACCTAAACGATACCCTAGGGGATAACCCTACAGATTGATAATCACGCTGTACGGCGCGAATAGGGGCCTTGTGGCGCGTTTAAATGGCGTTATCAGTAGGCATAAAAAAAGCGGGAATTAACCCGCTAAAAAAACCCTTTAAAGTTTTTATTCTACGTTACTATTTTACCGCCTCGATTATGACGTTGGTTCCATTGTGCTTGTAACACATGAGGCAATCTATACATTTTCTACCAGTGCAGTTTTGTTTAATCCCTGAATCCTTATTTACGTTATTGAATACCTTGTCAAATCCCCTTGGTACGCCAATTACTTTATCAATTCGAGGATTAGAAAAGATCAAAATCAGATTAACTGGAACGTCTGATATTTGACGCACAATTGACGCGCGTTTAGTCCAAAGGGTAAAAGTACAATGCGGGTTTTTCTTCGCAATATTAATGATGTTCTTGTAATGATTTAGGTTTATCAATTCCCCATGGCCATTAAATCTAAAAAATGCCTGATTAATTATTGGCAACAAATCCCAGTCGATTAAATCTTTCATTAATTTGCTGTTATGCTGAAAGGCGGGGACACATGATTTTCTAAACGTGGTTAACATCTTGTGAGAATAACATTTTCCGCAAATGGTATCGGTAGACTTTTGCCGAATGCAAAAATCATTCGTGGTGGTATCGGTATTGATAGCGCCAATTCCCTGAAGTTTACCGCTCATTTTGCTTATTTTAATCTGTTGGATCATTGTTTTATTCCTTTGTTGTTGTTACCTCAAAGGCCCGCATATAGCGGGCCATAAAGGTTAATTTAAAAAGGTTTAGTCTGGCATAACCACGAGCCAGTAATTGCAACGATTGGCATACTCTTTTGCTTTCGCCAGTTTATCAAAATATTTGTATTCCTCGAATGCGCCATATTGATATTCGCGCAATTCCCAATCCCCCGTTGGATTACGCAAAATAATGAACTCCAATTCAAAATCTTTGTTTTCGGCGTAGTGATTAAGTCCGCCAGTCGTTTTATAAGTGCTGAATTTAAGCATTGTTTTTATTCCTCGCTAATTCTTTTTCTAATGGGGTCGGATAATTGCGAATCGGGATGATAATGGCAAATGCGCCATTTGTGATTCAGCAAATCTTTTTTGCTTTCATAATTGTCATAATCCTTTAATTGCTTTTCAGACAGTGTTTTTTCTAACCACGAATCACTGCAAAGCGGATAACCTTCAATATCTACCTGAATCCCCGCATCAATTAGCAATTGCGTTTGTGCGTTATGCGCTTTCAAATATTGACCTTTAAATGAACCCATTGTTTTATTCCATTGTTGTTGTTACCCCAAAAGCCCGCAAAAGCGGGCTACATGGGTTGATTGAAAGGTTTGTTTATGGCGCGTAATCCATTGTGACGGTTTCGACTATTCGGGTTGTAAACTCATTCCCGCTGTAATCACAAACAACATATTCAGGCTCGTTACCGTAGACAAAATATATTCTGCCCTCTGAATGGTCTCCGTCGAATATGGTTAATGTATCCCCTTCATCGGTTTGGCACATTTCGTCTAGTATTCTTTTTATATCGTCTGACTTGCTAAGAACGGTTTCCTCGCCGTCAAAAACTGATATTTTATATCCCTTACCGCTAGGGGATTTCTCACTCAATACCGCATTAATGATGTTTGATGCTATTTCTTTTTCGATTGGATGCATTTTCTTTATTTCCTTTTGTTTAGGTATTCCGATTAGATCAGATAACTATCAGACAGTAAATCATAAAGATTTTATAGGGGCATAAACTAAGTTAATGGGTAGGTGTCTTGTGTTCTGCACATTGTTGACACGCGCACGCACATTGCCCCAAGCAATCAGATTTATTTATACCCCCATAAATAGATTCTATTAGACATCGGGTAACGGATATGCTAGCCAGTTCAAATGCAAATGATAATGATTCGCATTTAGCCAGGGGCAATCTTAATGAGAATGATTCGTATTCGCACCCCCCCGACCCCTTTTTTTTGTATTGATGTTAATATATATTCTCTCCACTCACCATCGGGGTAAAATACCCTCTATAAGCGCATTCTAATATAATTAGTACCCTAGCATACCTTAACCCCTTAACGACCCGCTACGAGCCTTACAGAGAGCCTGATAAAGAATTATGTCATTACCATACTTAATTAAACATATACTCTCAAATCCTATAAACCCGCATAAGAATGTAGATGATGAGGTTCAAAGAATAGGAAATGAATACCCTTATAAGTTAACAGAGCAAGGGCAAATTGGTGCTTTGGGACACGCCTATGGTACGGCGTTAGTGGGCGAAGGGTTTATGAATCTTAAAGAAGATAGGGATAAATATCCAAGCAATTACGATAGACATAATAATTCTGTTTCAGATAGATTTTTTAGGGATTTAAAAAAATCAAACCCTCCCAGTTTTATGGGGTTTGGATTAACTTTTCCCGATAAAATAAATAAAGCAAAAAGAAGCATATTTGGTATGCAGGATACAAAAAATCCGCATCCCTTACCTTATCATTGGGATGTTAAATACAACAACGATATATCACCACCCCCTATACCTAATTTTCTTAAAGAGGAAGACCCTGTAAATTGGTATGATAACATACACTCATTTCTTTCTCCTCAAACAAGTTCTGGAATTATTGATTACCAACCAGATAATCAACAACAAAACCAACAACAAAGCCAACAGCCAATTGCACCACAAATACCTAATACACCTGTTAGCCCCAATCCTCACATAGACCCTCCATTAGTTCCTGACGAAATTATTATTCCAGTACCAGATACAAAAGAAACATCTGGGCCTTGGTATGGGGGAGGTGGTGGTTACTTTGTTAGGTCAAATGCGGCTTACAATGATGCGGGAGAGCGCGTATATCATCCACTAGGAGGTTACTGGCAGTATGATGGTAATCACCCAAATATAAAAGCCGCAAATGAAGAGGCAAGAAATTGGACTAATACAGGTGTATACAGAACACAAGAATATACTTATGATGGGATTCCATTAACTTTAGACCCTGAAGCAAATTCTGGTCAAGGAGCATATGTGCAACCAGAGGGTTCTTACAATGGTTATTCTAATTATGATGCGTATCTAGCAAACACAAAATGAAAACAGATAAACAAGAAATATTTATAGACCAATACTGTATGCATGGTAATGCGGCTAAAGCCGCTGAGATGGCAGGTTATTCGCATCCCAAGCAAAGGGGCTATGAATTAAAGAACCAGTTTACCTCAGAGATTGAGGCCAGAACCAGAAAATTAATTAAGGATGCTGTCCCTGCCGCACTGCTTGTCCTACAAAATCTAGCACAAAACGCAGAAAGTGAGTCTGTAAAATTGGGGGCGGTAAAAGATATCCTTGACAGGGCAGGGCTTAAGCCTACAGACAAAATAGAGCAGACCGTCACCAGTGTAGAGGGTAAGTCCACAGAAGAGTTACAGCAGGAACTGGAGTCCCTTATAGGGCCATTAAATTAGTGGATGTAGAAAAAGCAGTAGAACTAGCAAAGGAGTTAAAGAAACGACAGAGATTTGAGAAGATATCCTTCTATGATCCCTATCCGTATCAACTAGACTTCCACGCCACAGGGTTTGAACATAACCAACGCTTATTGATGGCGGCTAACCGAATAGGTAAATCTTATTGTGGTGCGGCTGAGATGTCCTATCACCTAACAGGATTGTACCCTGAGTGGTGGAAAGGTAAAAAGTTTTACAAGCCTATTACGGCTTGGGCAGGTGGTGTCTCTAACGAAACCACTAGAGACATTGTACAAGCAGAACTATTGGGTTCCCCCGATGACCCTGAAGCCTTTGGCTCTGGCGCGATTCCTAAAGAAACTATAATAAAAACGGAACGCAAACCCGGAGTGCCAAACGCCAAGTCCGTAGCATTAATACGGCATACCTCTGGGGAGAACTCTTCTTTACACTTCAAAGCCTACGAGATGGGTGTAGACAAATGGCAGGGACGCTCTGTTGACGTTGTATGGCTAGACGAGGAACCCTCAAGGGAACTCTACTCACAGGCCGTTACACGAACTCTAGATAGGAAAGGGATGGTCTACATGACATTTACCCCAGAACAGGGAATGACAGAGACTGTAGCCGCCTTTATGAACGACATAAAGAAAGGGCAAAGTCTTAGCAACGCCACATGGGATGACGCTAGTGAACACGTTAAGAGCCTAAAAGGCAAAGAAGGGCATCTTAACGATGACGTTATGGAACAGATTCTGTCTGCTTATTCGCCGCATGAACGAGAAATGCGCCGCTTTGGTAGACCTTCTATTGGGTCAGGTCTTATATTTCCAATACCAGAAGAAAAATTAATGATTGATCCTATAACTATTGAGGATCATTGGCCTAGAATAGCTGCTATAGATTTTGGTTGGGATCACCCAACCGCAGTAGTTTGGTGTGCCGTAGATAATGAAAGTGAGACCTTTTACATTTACGATTGCTACAGGGCATCCAAAGCAAGCCCCGCTGTACACTCTGAGGTTATACGGCAACGACCGTATTTTATTCCCATAGCCTACCCACATGACGGAAATCGCAGGGATAGCATGGGAAACCCCGGACTTGCAGAGCAGTACAGGTCTCATGGTTGTAACTTTAGGCTTGAACACTTTACTAACCCTCCGGGATTAGGGCAGAACAAAGGCTCTAACTCAGTAGAAGAAGGGCTTATGGCTATGCTACAAAGCATGGAAGCAGACAAGTTTAAAGTATTTAATACACTACCACATTGGTTTGAAGAGTTTAGAATGTACCATAGAAAGGAAGGTAAAGTGGTCGCCCTTCGTGATGACTTAATGTCAGCAACGCGATACGCTTTTCAATCACAAAGATACGCTATTGCAGGGACTGACCCTGAATGGACTAGCGATTTAACTTATAGGAATTACGGAATTGTCTGATATAGAACAAGAATTAATGTCACGAATTCATCAAGAGATATCTGACTCTCTTGGGTATGATGGCGAAATTTCGTTACAAAGAGAAGAGGCTATTAAGTATTACTATGCTCTTCCCTTTGGTAATGAGGTTGATGGTCGTAGTCAATACGTTGATTCTACGGTACAAGACACTATAGAGTGGATTAAACCCTCCCTGATGAGGGTGTTTGCATCTGGCGATGAAATGGTTAAGTTTACACCGCATGGCCCAGAAGATGTGAGTGCCGCCGCACAAGCAACAGACTATGTTAATTATGTTTTTACTAAAGATAATAAAGGTTGGGAGATTCTTTACTCATGGTTCCACGATGCACTTCTTCAAAAGAATGGTATTGTAAAAGTTTGGTGGGATGAATACCCAGAAGAAAAAAGAGAAGAGTATAGAAATTTGGGAGAGGTTGAATTTGAATATTTAATCTCAGATGATGAGGTAGAAGTTTTAGAGCATACAGAGTATGAAGATAATGGTGTAATATATCATGATCTTGTAATTAAAAGGTCTAGTTATAACGGTAAAATAAAAATTGAAAACGTACCGCCTGATGAGTTTTTAATATCTAGGGAAGCAAAAAGTATTCAAGACGCAAGGTTTGTTTGCCACAGAGTAAAGAAAACTGTATCAGAACTTAGACAGATGTATCCTGATGATGATTTTGATGTTGGTGAACTAGGCGCAGGATATAACGAAGAAGTTTACAATGCAGAACGTCAAGCCAGATATGAGATAGATAACTCATTTGCTTGGGGTAATGGCATGAATGAGTCTGGTGAAGAAGCGTTAAGAGAATACTGGCTTCACGAATCATTTATACAAACAGACTATGACGATGACGGTATTGCAGAACTAAGAAAAGTTTGCAGTGTAGGCGACTATATATTTTCTAACGAAGAAATTGACAAGGTTCCTTTTGTTTCCATTACTCCTTTAAAAATTCCTCATAAATTCTTTGGTATGTCTGTTGCTGATCTTGTTATGGACTTGCAGTTAATTAAGAGTACGTTAATGCGTAACTTAATGGACAATGCTTATAACCAAAACTTTGGTAGATACGCTGTAATGGAAGGTCAAGCAAACCTTGATGATTTGCTAACCCAACGTCCGGGCGGTATCGTTAGGGTTAAATCACCCAATGCAGTTATGCCCTTGGCTACTCCTCCTTTACAGCCAGAATCATTTCAGATGCTTGGTTATCTTGACGAAGTAAGGGAAGCAAGAACTGGTGTAAATAAAAATACTCAAGGCATTAACGCAGACGCCCTTACAAGTCACACAACGGCAACAGCAGTAAATGCAGTAATGACTAACGCTCAGAGCAGGGTTGAGTTGATTGCTCGTCAGTTTGCAGAAACAGGCGTTAAAGAACTTATGTACTGTATCTACGAACTTTTAGTTAAGTACCAAGATAAAGAAAGAGTTGTTATGTTAAGAAACGAGTGGGTTCCTATTAGACCAGATATGTGGTCAGATAAAATGGACTGCACTGTGTCTGTCGCTCTTGGTAATGGATCAAAGAATGAGCAAATGCAACATCTTTCCCAGATGTTACAGTTTGCTTCAGAATCCATGCGTGGTGGATTACCTATCGTAACCGTAGACAATATGTACAATTTAGGAGCGGCTTTAATTAAAGCAATGGGTTATCAGAATGTTGATGACTACTTAACTAAACCACCGCCTCAACAACCAGAACAACAAAATCCTGAAGCGCAAATGAAAGCGCAACAAGATCAAATGGAAATGCAACTTAAACAAAAAGAGTTAGAAATAAAAGCCGCTGACGTGCAAGTTAAAATGGCTAAGATTCAACAAGACGCACAAGAAGCGGCAGTTGACGCTCAGTTAAAAGCGGCAGAACTTGCTCTTGAAAGAGATCAAGAAAGATCAGTATTAATAGGATAATACAATGATTAATTTTACAGATAAAGAAGATTTAATGAAATGGTATTACAATACTCATTCACCTGCACCACCGCAAAATGGGTCAAGTTTTTTGAATGACTATATTCCTCCTAATCCAAGTAACTACCCATCGAGCATGACATATCCTCCGATTACAGAATATGTTGATGAACGTGGTCTTATTCCAGATATTAGCAAACTCCCCGCAGGTGTTGTTCCTGATGCTGATCCGGGGCCATTCTACGGCATAGATGATCCTACTTATCTTGAAGAGACTGGAGGATTTGATATGAAAACAGCAGAAGGTTACGAAGCATATCTTGCAAGTTTACCATCAGTACCAGAACCTGCACCATCAACTATAACTTATGACTCTTATACAGGAGCGCCTATTGTAAGAGATGCAGATGGCGTTGGAGATGGTTCTAGTTTTGGATTAATAGATTCAGCATATATAGGATAGTAATGACAGAAAAACAACGAGAGGAACAAGCAAAACGCCTCCTCAATGACCCGATGTTTAACGAAGCATTTGAACAATTAGCAGAACATATACATACCACTTGGATACAAACAAGTGTGAAAGATGTCGAAACTCGTGAGCAATCATGGCTTTCTTTACGGCTCCTTGAGCGAATACGCTTACACTTAACCAGTATTGTAGAGTCTGGAGAGTTAGCGAGGAAGATCAAGGACATCCACATATAGGAGAATTTGTAATGGCGGACAAGCAATCAGCCCCGCTCCCAGTTGAGTCTGGAAGTATAGTAGAAGCACAATCAGCATTCCTTGGTTTATTGGAACCTGAAGAGGTCAAACCAGAAACACAGGAAAGCGAACCTACCGAAAATGTTGAAGAGTCCATTGAGGAAACTCAAGACGAACCATTGGAAGAGGATGCCTTAGAAGAGGAAACCGAAGTTGAGGAAGAATCTGAAGAGGAACAGTTAGATGAAAATGAGGAAGTAGAGACTGAAGAAGTTTATTCCGTTAAAGTTGACGGAGAAGAAATGGAAGTTAGTCTTGACGAACTTGTTAATGGGTACTCCCGACAATCTGACTATACTCGTAAAACGCAAGAACTTGCAAGCCAACGAGATCAAATGGCCCAAATGCAACAGCAATGGGCTACTGAAATTTCACAGGCACAAGCGGAGCGTCAGCAATACATGGAAGCACTAGGACAATTTGTTCAGAATTCTATGGCAGGTCTAGAACAGTATGCAAATGTAGATTGGGAAAGTCTTAAAGAAGAAGACCCCATTGGATTTGTAACTAAGAAAGAAGAGTTTCGTGACGCTCAAGAACGTGTTAGGCAAGCGCAAGCACAGCAAGGAGTTGAGCAACAGAAACAACAAGCAGAATTTGCTAAAGTCAAGCAGATGGCCCTTCAGGAAGAACACAAACGCTTAGTAGAAGCAGTGCCTGAATGGAATGATCCAGATAAGCGTGGCGAAATGGCAAAGGAACTTTCTTCTTACGCTCTAAATCAGGGATTCAAAAAAGAAGAACTGGAAGAGTTAATAGACCATAGATCGTTAATTGTACTAATGAAGGCGGCTAAGTATGACGCTCTTCAGAAGTCTGACGTTAAAGCCAAAAAGATTAAGAATAAACCTAAAGTTATTAGGTCTGGTAAAGGCACTAACAAAAAAGCCGATAGCCAAAAATCCAAACGTATTGCCTCAATGAAGCGTCTTAAAGAGAGCGGTCATGTTGATGACTCTGTATCTCTCTTTGAAGATTTCGTAGAACTTTAACTAAGGAGGTATATTGCTATGGCAATCCCTACTAATACTCGAGAGACTTACGGTGGTGTACAAATTCGTGAGGACTTGAGCAATATCATTTATAACATCAGTCCAATGGACACGCCGTTTGTTTCAGGCGCAGGTCGAGGCTCATGCTCTAACACTCTGTTTGAGTGGCAGAAAGATGAACTCGCCGCCGCCGCCGCTAACCAGAAAATTGAGGGCGATAATCCAACATCGCTGGCAATCTCTGAGCCTACCAAGTTGCAGAACTACACTCAGATTTCTGAGAAAGCAGTTCAGACTTCTGGCACTGCGGAAGCAGTAGACTGGGCAGGTCGAAAGTCAAGTCAGGCTTATCAACTCGCAAAGCGCGCAAAAGAAATTAAGCGTGATATGGAATTGATGCTGACGGGTAATGATGTTGCCACTGTTGGCGCATCTGGAACGGCTCGTAAAACTGCCGCTCTTAACTCATGGCTTGGTGACGCAACGGCAGGTGACTCTAACATCATTGACGGCCCAACAGCCGCCGCTGTTGCTAACCCCGGCGACGGGTCAGCGGCAAAAGCCGCTAGTGGTGCGGCAGTTGTTTTGACAATGGCTATGCTTAATACCTGTGTCGAGCAGATTTGGAAGGCCGGTGGATCGCCTGACGTAATCATGTGCGACTCGTCATTGAAGGTTAAGTTGTCTGCTCTGGCAGGTTCAGTCATTGCCGATATCGTGACTAACCATGACAAAGCAACACCTGCTCATGCTGTCAACTCTGTTGATGTTATCGTGACGGACTTTGGTACGTTTAAGATTGTACCTAATCGTTTCTGTCAGTCAAACCAGTTGTATGTCTTGGATTACGATTTCTGGTGCGTAGATTATCTGCGTCCTTTCCAGACGGAAACCCTTGCTAAAACTGGCGACTCTGTTAAACAGATGATGATTGCTGAATATGGCCTTCGTGGTAAGAATGGTCAGGCTTCAGGCTCTGTTATCGGCGTCAAAGCGGCGTAATGAGTTTGGCTCCCCTTCGGGGGAGCCTTTCTTTCTGAGAATACGCTAATGGGTTTAATTGAATATTTAATGGGCGAGGAAGAACCCTTTTGGATGCAAAGGGCTAAAGGTAAAACTAATTCTCCTTTAGTAAATGAAATGTATTTAGAAGATAAAAGAGGAAACCCTCAAACAATTTACAGTGCAACTGCACCTCTTGGACTCTTGCCTAGTGCGGAAGGTGCTATGTATCCTACTATTAGATGGCGTTCTCCCGGTTTAGAAAGATTAAGTCCTGAACAAGCGTATCGGGAAGCGATGCAGAAACAAGACTATCTTAAATTTCCGACACTGTGGGATGCGAGTAATTTTGCTAGAAACTTTAGCCCAACTATAAAAAGGAAAAAAAGGAATTCAAATTAAACATGAGTAAAAAACTACTTAAAGAAGGTTTAAAGCCTCAAAAAGAAAATGTGGTTAAGGCTAAACCTTATACTGAGAAAGAGTCTGTAAAGAAAGCGGTATCAACATTAAAGAAGATGTCAGAAACTCCCGGTGCATTACCATTATGAAACATCTAAGACCCACCACTGTAGAAGAAAACTCTGATGGAACAACAAGTTTTGTAACCCATCAGGACGCAGAAGGTATCCTAAACAATAATAAAGAATTACTAAACGACTATGGTGATAAACTTACCTTTGGCAAGCAACAGCATGGCATGAGAGTGGCATCTATTCCTGTAGGTATATGGGAAAAGTGGATGAAAGAAACTAACGGCGCGATAGAGAAAGACAGTAAGTTGATGAAGAAGTATCTCAATGATCCTGATAACGCTTTCCTACGCACCACACCAACGAGGCTATAACTATGTGGCTATACAACCCCGGACAACCGGGAGCAACACAAACAAACTATGCTCCAATTAACGATAAAGTATATTACATTTCTCGTAGATAATGGCTATATCAAACTATACAGAACTACAGACTGCTGTTGCTAACTGGTTAGATAGAGATGATTTAACCGCAAGGATTCCAGAGTTTATTTCTTTGTGTGAGGCTCGATTTAATCGAACCTTGCGCCTTCGTGCTATGGAAACTTTAGACACTTCTGTATCTACTGTAGCAGGAACTAGTACAATAGCATTACCATCTGGATATGTTCAAATGAGGGAGTTTCATTTAACAACATCTCCTTTAACTCAATTGCAATATTTAACCCCAGAAATGATGGTTAGATTAAATGCAGGAAGTCAGCAAGGCAAACCTTTAACTTATACAATTATTGGCGATAATATACGTCTTGGCCCAACGCCTGATGTAGCGTATACAACAAGTATGCTGTATTACAAAACATTTGACCCATTAACTGATGTTGCCCCTACTAATTGGGTAATTGAAAATGCACCAGATGTGTATTTGTACGGCACTTTACTTGAAGCAGAGCCTTTTTTAATGAACGATGCTAGAACTCAATTATGGGCGCAAGCATTACAAGAATCTATAAACACTCTACAAGAACAAGATAACAAAGACAGGCATTCAGGTTCTATTCTTAGAGTAATGAATACAGGTGGATATTACTAATGGCATTAGAAAGCGCATCATATCTTAACGGATTGGTAGATACAAATCCTGCCGCAACAGATCAAGTTTCTCAAGGGGACGATCATTTACGTTTAATTAAAAAAGTATTAAAGGATTCTTTTCCTTCCGTAGATGCCGCTGTTAACGCAATTCATGCGTCAGCATCGGCACCTGCTACTTCTATATCAGCAGGTCTTGTTTGGTTTGACACGACAAACGACTTACTAAAGATTAGAAATGAAGCAAATGATGCTTGGATAACTTTAGCGGTATCACCACTAACATCTAACAGTGTAGACATTGATGCAGGTTCTATTGATGGAACTCCTATCGGTGCTACTACCGCATCTACTGGTAAGTTTAGTAGCGTTAACGTAGCGGGTGATGGAGCAACGGTTACAGGAATTAAAGATGAAGATGACATGGCCTCCGATTCGGCTGTTAAACTTGCTACACAACAGTCAATCAAGGCGTATGTTGATTCACAAGTTACAGCACAAGATTTGGATGTTATATCTGATAGCGGCACTATTGACGTTGATCTTGATTCAGAAAGCCTAACGGTTACTGGCGGTGAAGGAATTGACACTTCAGCAACAGGGACAACGCTTACAATATCAGGAGAAGACGCATCTACATCTAACAAGGGTGTAGCGTCATTTAACTCTGCTAACTTTGCGGCATCTTCTGGTGACATTACAATTAAAGATGGCGGTGTAGCCAACGCTGAACTAGCAGACATGGCGGCTAACACAGTAAAGGTTAGAGATGCTAACTCAAGCGGTGTGCCTTCTGATAAAGCAGTAGCAGACACTCAAGTCCTTATTGGTGACGGCACTGGATTTACAGCCGCCGCATTGTCTGGCGACTCTACAATGACTAACACTGGTGCAGTTACTGTAACAGGCATACAGGGTGAATCCGTATCCTCTACCGCACCTACTAACGATCAATACATGAAGTATTCGTCTACCGCTTCTGAGTGGCAGATGGTATCAATTGTAGGTACAGACAAACTAACCACTAAAGGTGATCTACTTGTATACAATACAGTAGACTCTGAAACAAGACTTCCAGTTGGGACTACTGACTACGCTGTACTTGCCGATCCTTCGGCTACTAATGGTTTAGCATGGAAACAGGTTGCTACTGCAACTATTGCTGATGACGCTGTTACTGCGGATAAACTAGCAGACACAGCGGTTACCCCCGGAAGTTATACTGCATCATCTATTACGGTAGATCAGCAAGGTCGTGTTACAGCGGCAAGCAGTGGTACATTAAACTTTGTAGATAAAACATCTGCTACAGGTTCAGCCGTATTACCTGCGGGTACTACCGCACAACGAGATGGATCACCATCAGCAGGGTACATTAGATACAACAGCACTACAGGAAGTTTTGAGGGGTATGGGGCCGCTTGGGGTAGCATAGGTGGTGGGGCTACTGGAGCAGGTGGAGATGAAATATTTTATGAAAACGAGCAAAACGTGACAACAAGTTATAGTATAACAACAAACGAAAACGCTGTCAGTGCAGGGCCAATTACTATTGATGCAAGTGCTACTGTTACTGTTCCTAGCGGATCAACGTGGGTGATCGTATGAGCACTATAAACGTAAACGCAATCGACAAAGAATCTGGCTCAACGCTTACGTTGGGTGGATCTGGGACAAAAATAAGTCTTAGCGGTACTTCAGTTGGAATACCGACCGCTTCTAGCGCTCCTAGTTCTCCTTCAACGGGAGATATGTATTACAACACTACGGACGATAAATTGTATGTTCGTACAAGCGCGAGTTGGGCAGTATCAGCCTCACAGCCAATTGTTGCTACTGGAGGAACAATTACAACTTCTGGTGCTTATAAAATTCACACATTTACTTCTTCTGGAACATTTCAAATTACTGCGGGAACAGGAGATGTTGACTATCTTGTAGTCGCAGGTGGTGGAGCAGGAGGTTCTTATAGTAGTTCATCTGCCTATGCCGATGGTGGTGACGGTTCTAATTCTGTTTTTTCTACTATTACTTCTATTGGTGGAGGAGGTGGTGGTGCATGGCCTAGTCGCGCCGGACACTCTGGCGGTTCTGGTGGCGGCGGCGGTAGTTATACAGGAGCAGGTGGAGCGGGTACATCAGGTCAAGGGAGCAATGGTGGATCAGGAGCCGGATCAGGCTCTTCCCACATAGCGGGTGGTGGCGGTGGTGCAGGTGAAGCAGGTAACACTGACGGACAAATGCTTGGAGGGGACGGATTATCCAGTGATATTTCTGGTTCAACTGTTTTTTATGCAGGTGGAGGAGGAGGTGGTGGTGCATCGCATAAAGGAGCAGGTGGAACAGGAGGTGGTGGTTCAGGAACTGTTGCGGGAGCAGGTGTGTCTGGAACAGCAAACACTGGAGGTGGTGGCGGCGCAGGAGATACAGGTGGAGGTGCAGGTGCCGGAGGAGGAGGTGCAGGTGGTATGCGAACGGGTACTCTTTCGGGGACAGTAGCGTCATACACCGTAACAATTGGAGCGGGAGCGTCAGCCCTTGCCAACCAAGGTGCAGGTGGTTCTGGGATTGTAATTGTCAGATACGAGGTATAGGAAATAACCATGACACATTATGCAAAAATACAAGACGGTACTGTGACTCAGGTCATCGTTGCCGAACCAGAGTTTTTTAATACGTTTGTTGATTCATCTGCGGGTGAATGGATACAAACTTCTTACACTGGATCAATCAGAAAAAACTTTGCAGGTATTGGATTTATCTACGATAAAGATCTTGACGCATTCATCCAACCCAAGCCTTTCGCAAGTTGGATTCTTAATGAAGATACTTGTAAATGGGAAGCGCCAGTTCCTTATCCCACTGATAGCAATCAATACAAGTGGAACGAAGAAACTCAATTATGGGAGTTGAATGATGTCCAGTGAAATCAAAGCAAACAAGATAAGCCCCGCTACAGGTACGGCTTTCACATTAGGTGATTCGGGGGATACGTTTACAGTCCCATCAGGAACGACTCTCGACATTGCATCGGGTGCGACTCTTGATACGACAGGCGCAACTGTTTCGGGACTAACGACTGGCAAGGTGTTGCAAGTTGTTCAGACGGTTAAGTCAGATACATTTACCGGAACGTCAAACGGTTCAGAAATTTCAGTTACTGGAATGAGTGCGACTATTACCCCGACATCATCGTCTAGCAAAATTATGATTAGTGTAGTGTTAAATTATTCTTGCCAAGCCACAACTTGGGGCGCTTACTTAAAACGTGGAACAACAATAATTGGAGTCGGTGCGACAGCAGGTAGTAGGCAAAGCGTGGCGTCAGGTTTAGGCTCTACTGTTGATTACAATCAACAATTGAATGGCAAAATTGAATATCTTGATTCTCCCGCTACAACGTCAGCAACAACGTACCAACTTTTTGCAATTAATGATAACACTGTTCAAATCGCAATTAATCGTGGGGCAGTCGGCAGTGGTGACGGTGATGGCTCTGCGTCAAAAAGAAGCATTAGCACTATAACTTTAATGGAGATAGGCGCATGAATCACCAAGCAATTTACAACCTATATCCTAATGTTGTTTCTATTGATGACACTGCGGGAGCAATGGACAAAGACGGCAACCAAGTTCCTGTTGTTCAATCAGATTACGAAACAGAGGTCGCACGACTGCAAGCCGAATACGACAGCAAGGCATACGCCAGAGCAAGAGCCGAAGCATACCCATCTTGGCAAGAACAAATGGACATGATGTTTCACGATCAAACAGAAGGCTCACGCACTTGGCTTGATGCTATCGAAGCCGTCAAGGAGGCACATCCAAAATGAGCGAAGTAAAAACGGACAAACTTTCTCCCCGCACCGCTTCGGGAACAGTAACGCTTGGAACGTCAGGCGATACTTTTACAATTCCTTCTGGTGTAACGATAACAAATAACGGTAGCAGTTCTGGCTTTGATAGCGGTCTTGCAAACAGACAAGTTTTTACTTCATCAGGAACTTACACAAAAACTTCTGGCGTAACAAAAATTATTGTTGAGGTTCAAGGGGCAGGAGGCGGTAGCGGTGCTAGTGAATGGCCTTACATGGTAGGTGGGCCGGGAGGAGGCGGAGGTTACGCAAACAAGTTTATTGATGTTTCTTCTATATCTTCTTCGACTATTACTGTTGGAGCAGGAGGCGCAGGTGGATCGTCAACTGGAGCGGGATCAAACGGAGGAAATTCTATTTATGCCGATGGGACAAACACTGTAACTGGAAACGGCGGTGGCGGTGGTGGAAAGGCATCAAATAACAGTTCTAACGGAAATCCGGGTTCAGGAAATACAGGAGTTGGCGGTGATTTTAATATTGAAGGACAAAGAGGTTCGATGACGTCCCCTGTAAACCCTGCCAACACAATAAACCCAAGTGCTGATGGTGGAAGTTCTTTTTATGGTTTAGGGGCTGTTCAGAAAAAATATAACACTCCTGTGGCAAGAAGTGGGACAGGTTATGGTGCGGGTGCTTCTGCAAACTGGAGCAACGTCTCCCAAGAAGGCGCTGATGGAACAGATGGCATTGTGATTATAACGGAGTACAAGTAAATGAAATACGCAATTATTAACTCTGGAATTGTTGAAAACATTGTCGAATGGGATGGTAGTTCTGAATTCAACGTAGACGGTGAACTAATCCAAGCAGACGCTAACGCAAAGATCGGTAGTTCATGGGATGGCAATGTGTTTTCTTTTGTTGAGCCAGAGCCAGAACCAGACACACGAACTTATGCTGAAAAACGACAGGCTGAGTATCCATCCATTGACGAACTGATCGTCGCTTTATGGGAAGGAGTAGTCGAAGAACGCATGGCATCTGTCACTGCGTTGGAAGGATTACGACAGGCGGTTAAGACAAAGTATCCTAAACCATAATGGCATTAATACCAGTAGATACATCTGGGCAATTAGGAATAATAAAAGATACTGCTCCTTTTCAATTGCCACCTAATGCTTGGTCTGACGGTAATAACGTCAGGTTAGAGCATGGTGCTGTTTTAAAGTCTCCGGGATATGATTCTGTTATTGAAACTTGCCCTATTGTTCCTTATTACATTACCCAACTAAAAGCGGGTACAGCAGAGTATTGGGTTGTAGCGGGTCTTACTAAAATATACGTACATAATGGAACATCATGGACGGATATAACTAGATCAAGCGGAGACTACAACGCAACAGCCGCTGAAAATTGGACTCATACCGTTGTTGGTGGAGTTCTTGTAATGACTAATTTTGTTGATGATCCTCAAGAGTGGCCTCTTACATCTGGCGTACCTTCGGTATCTAACAGAATGATAGACCTTTCTAACTGGCCCGCAAGTACAGAATGTAAATCATTACGATCTTTTAGGTCTTTTTTGATTGCTCTTAATATAAATAAATCCTCAGTCCCTAATTCAAGAGTAGTTAAATGGTCTACTGAAGCCCCTGTAAATGCAGTTCCTGCTTCATGGGATGAAACCAATGCAACTTTTGATGCGGGTGAGTATTCTTTAGAAGATACAAAAGGCGCTATCCTTGACGGTCTTCCATTGCAAGACACATTTATGATATATAAAGAAGATTCTGTATACGCAATGACGTATGTAGGAACTCCCTTTATATTTGCGTTTAGACAAATATCTCCTACAGTTGGATTACTGGCTAAAAACTGTGTAACAGAATTTGATGGCGGTCATTTTATATTTGGTAATGGTGATATTTATGTTAACGATGGTCAAAGATTAAAAAGTATTTTACCTCATAAAATGCGTGATTATTTATTTGGGTACATAGATGGAGATCAATACAAAAAATCATTTTGTGTTACTGACTACAATAGGTCTGAAGTCCTTGCTTGCTTCCCTTCTGCTGATAACACAAGCGGTCAAGTAGATAAAGCCTTGGTTTGGAATTGGCATGAAAATACTTTTTCTCTTAGGGATTTGCCTGATCTTGGGCATATTGCTTACGGCACAATAGAAGATGAAACTGCTTTAACAACATGGGCGGCAACAACTACAACGTGGTCTACGGTGTCTGGAACTTGGGTAACAAGTTGGGACACTGTTGGTAATGTTCTTGTGTTTGCTTCACCTACAAATACTAAAGTTTACAGAGATAGGGTTGGATATTCGGCTGATGGTGCTAGTATGAAATCATACATAGAACGCACTGGATATACAATGGATGAGCAAAATAATCCAGACCAATCTGTAGTTAAACACATTAAGGCTATCTGGCCTAAAATGAGAGTAGATAAAAATAATAGTGTAGATATTTATATTGGAACTCAGATGTCTACAGAAGAAGCGGTAAGTTGGGAGGGGCCAATAGCATTTAATCCAGACACTCAATCTAAAGTATCTTGTAGGGCTTCTGGAAAACTGTACGGTATCCGTATTGAGTCAGACAATGATTCAGAGTGGAGGTTAGAAGGTTTGTCTTTTGAGGTGCAAAACTCTGGACAAAGGGGCAGTAGGGCTTACTAATGTCTATACCTTCAAAAACTGTTAAGAGCGTAACTTACTATCAGCCCGGATCAATACCAGAAAATCCAGAATACTTGGGTGAGTTTGTTATTAGAGAGTTAAATAAACTGGGTGACATTATATATAACGTGGCTCAACTAAGACTAGAGCAAACTAATGTTGCTCCAGAAAAACCTAGAGATGGTGATATAAGATATGCGGATGGTACGAATTGGAACCCCGGTAGCGGTGTTGGTATTTATGCTTACATTGGCACTGCTTGGACAAAACTTTCCTAATGTATATGCAGACTACAAGTCTACATTTTTAATAGAAAGAAATAAGTACAGTACATTAAACTGGCTGTCAGATGAAAGCAGTAATCACTGGCGTGATTTAGTTATAGAAAAGTTAAACGCTAACGGTGATACACACGCTGATGTAATGGCTAGAAGTTATGACTCTTCGTTTAAAGAGGTAAGCAGTGTTAATAGAGTTGCTTGGCGTGATCGTCTTACTAGGTTGCGTAATAAAAATCTGGCTCCTGTAATGTGGCTTATATCTGATGACAGTCCTCAAGCCTACAAGCAGGGACTACAGAATCAGATAAACTATCAGAACCAAGTAGTAGATGCAGTAGATGATCTTGTTAGCCATTACGTTGTATGCCTTGAGTGCGATGAGTATTACTCAGCACAAGAAGTAAACGTACTAATACAGAACCTTAGAAGCAAAGGTGTTAACAAACCTATTGGTGTACACCTAACCCCCGGAGTCAAACCTGAATACTATGCTCAAGCAGACGTTATCTATTTGCAAACTGGTTTTAACCTGAGTGAGTCACAGTTCAGAAAAAGTATCGAAGAAGCACTTAGGCTTGGTAAGCCAGTTGTCGTATCTGAGTACAACCTCAATGGAACAAGCGCACTGGCAAAAAGGTATGGAGACATTGCTTGCTCGTACAAGGGAGTTGTGGGAACTGGAAACGGTAGAGGATCAGCAACCTGCGAAACAATGCAGTGGGATCAAGGACAAACAACTAAGTCCGAATGGGACAGATGGGAAGACTTCGTAAAGAAAAACGATCAAGAGTTATATGTATTTGCATTAGCACTGGTTACAGTTAGTGCGGCTAATTTGATTAACCTGCCATTTATGGCTACGTTTAACTACGCTACAGAAAACTATTATGAGTTGATGATGGTTAGACCCATTACAGAAACCATAGATACTGGTGTAACAGTGCGTAATGATGGAAAGGTAATGGTCTTTGGTAACTGGAGATTTAAGTGAAAGCACTTTTAATTAATCCAGAAAATATTCCTGTAATATGGAATGATGTAGCGCCTTTATTAGATAGAGTTACAGAGCATAACGAAGGTCAATTTGAAGCAAATGATTACTTAGAACCTTTAACATCAAAAATTATGCAGTTGTGGATAGCGGTAGAAGAAGATTATCTACATACTGTTATGATTACAAAGATAATAGAATACCCTAACAAAAGAGTTTTAAGAGTAATTGCTATAGCAGGGTCAGAATTTAAAACATTGCATAGCAAGTTTAACGATATGATTGAGTCATTCGCTCTTAGAGAAGGTTGTTCTTCTATGGAGTTATGGGGAAGAAAAGGATGGAAAAAAATGTTACCAGATTGGAAGGATAGTTATACTGTGTTTACAAAAGAATTAAAAGAGAGGATGCACTAATGGCAAATAACGTAGGTTGTAATTCTAGTGGGGGTAATTGTAGATATGACCACGATGCTTTAGTTGCGGGAGGAGTTTATCCTTTTGCACCAACTGATCCTATAGCGGGAAAAAAAGTAATTCTTGTAGGCGTTTCTCCTGCTTATCAAATTTATGAATGGTTTGGTGGTGGTGACGGTGGTAGTTGGGAATTACGATACTCTTACAACATGGCTGATGCAGATACTATTACTGATGGTGGGGGAGACTCTGGCGGAGAAGAAGGTGGAGAAGAAGATGGAGGCGGTGGTATTCCTGACTTTAAACCTACAGGCCCAGTGTACACTCCACTAGACCCTGCGGGAATAGCCCAAAGAGATTACAGCGCATACTATCCACAATCATATATGCCTACTGATCCTGCTTACCCTACGATGGGGTTACTATCTACACCTGCTTTTGGTGGCACAGATTTATATCAGCCTTGGTCTGCTCAGTACGGAGCAAATGTAGCGCCATCAAGTTTGTGGAACTATACACCACCTTCGTCCCTAGATGTTTCGGCGGGGCCAAAAGTTACCTTTGAATAATAAGAGGATAAGAATATGAGTTCAGGAGGAGGCGGCACGACCGTTCAAACAGCGTCAACAGAACCTTGGGAAGCGCAAAGAGGATACCTAGAAAGAGGTTTTTCTAATGCAAGTAATTTATACAGTGCGGGTGCCCCATCTTATTACTCAGGCCCAACTGTAGCATCTTTTGACCCTACAGAAACTGCGGCTCAAAGGGCTACTATAGGTTATGCTACTGGCCCAAGAACAGCGGCTCAACAGGCGGCGGCAGAAAATGCTCTTATTGGCTCATTAGGTGGGCAAACAGGATTTGACCCTAGTCAAACGTCTGACCTTCTTGCAGGTAATGTAAGAACAGGTACTGGCACTCCGTACACTGCAATGGAAGATGCTTTAACTACAGGCGTTATAGATAATCTTACTGGAACAATACTGCCTAAAGTTAGGGAAGCACAGGTTAGGTATCAACCGGGCGGTGGAACAAGAACAGATTTAGAAACTAACAAAGCAATTACCAATGCTGTACAAGCAGGTCTTATTAAACCTCTGGCTGAGATGTATGGCAGTGCTTACAATCAAGCGCAAGGTATGCGTATGCCAACGGCTGAAATGGGAATACAGCAACGACAGTTTGGACAGTCTGCTTATCCTTCAATAATGAATGCTCCTCTTGGAATGTATGATTCTATGGGTACAGTAGGAGAGCAACGTAGAGCCATGTCACAGCGTGGTATAGATCAGGATATGGCTAGGTATCAATACGAGTCTAATGCAGGTCAGAACGCTCTTAGAAACTATATGGCTATGGTTACAGGAGATTATGGTTCTACTACGACACAGACAACTCCTAGACCTACTGACAATACAGCGGCACAACTTATAGGTACGTTAGGGTCTGCCGCTATTATGGCTTCAGGTTCTGATATCCATATCAAAGAAAACATAGTTCCAGAAGGTGCTAAGTGGAAAGGTCTTAATGTCTACACCTACAATTATATTGGTGACTCTAGACCCCGCAGAGGTGTAATGGCACAACAGGTTGAGGGTATGTATCCTCATGCTGTTACTACCATTGACGGCGTTAAACACGTTTATTACGGTGCTATATAATGTCACAATCTTTTAACCCATATGCTTTTCAAAACTCTTATCAGGCTAATAATATATTTAATATGTATGACCCTGAGAAATGGAAAAAAAATAGATTTATGGAAACGCCTATAACTGCGGCTGAAGCAGGGTCAATGTCTAATCCATTTATGCAGGTTAATGAAACTTATTTAGGAGGGCCCGGAAAAATTCCAGTTGCGGATGATGGAAGCGGTATGCACCCCGGAATGGAATCTGGATATCAGCCTAATTATGGAGTGCAAAATCCAATTCCTTCTCAAATTACAGTGCCTAATTCTGGAGTTCCACAACTAGGTATTCCAGATAAAAAAATTTACAGAACTCCACAAGGTACACCTGCGGTAGCATCTGGCCCAAAACTTACGCCAGAGGCAAGACAAACTTATACTGGATATAGCAAATCTATGGATAAAACTTTTGCAATGGCGGCTTTGCAATCTGCAATACCTGAGAATCAACCTGCCCCTGAAGGTGTAACAGGTGCAGGTAGAAAAGTAGGTGGTGGAGATAGGAGCAGTCAAATGACACCTTTTAGTTCTGCACTAAAACCTAAAGAAGAAGAGTATCCCTCTTTGTGGAGATACGGAATGGGAGGTCGATAATGACAGAAGAAGAAAGGTTAGCATTATGGATGCAATCTCAAATAAATGCGGGAGTAGAAAATCCCCAAGCATTCCCTCAATACAGTGGGCTTCCTGATCCTGCACTTGAAAATGTAAACCCAGAATTATATTTAGGTGGCGCAGGATCGCTTGCCGCAAAAGCCGTTAAACCTTTGTGGAGCGCAGGTAAAAAAGCATTAACAACTATATCTCCTGTTACTAATACCAGAATTTTAAGGCCCACAATTAGCAAGGCATTAAGTAAAGCAAAAACTTCTGTAGTTAGACCCGGATATGGAGGTGCCCCTAAAAAAGGCGCTATAGTTAGAGGGCCGCAAGGTCAAATTTTAAAAGCAAAATTTGCAGGAGAAGGAGCATACGCTCCAAGACTAGGCCCAACTGGTTATATTGCAGGAGGATTAGGTCTAGGGTATCTTGCAAATAAAGAAAACGAAGATAATATAATTCCTAATGCAGAATTAGATCAAGCAATCGCAACAGATAACAATGTGCCAATACCTATTGGCTCTGGAATAACGCAAGCAAGAGTTGGCTCTGATATCGTAGATGGTGTTACTCCTATAGGTCTTCAAGAAAGAACATCTGAGCAAGCGGCATTTCAAACTGATGAATCTAAATTGTATTCTGGAATGCCTATGGATGACAATCCTCCAGTTCCGTATATAAATGCTACCCCTCAAGAAACACCTAAAAATACAGAACAAGAAACTCCTAAAAATACTCCTAACCTATGGGAAACTTGGGGTTCGCTTGCTGACGATCCAAAGAAAAGAAGGGAAGCATATCTTGGTTCTATAAAAAATATCTTTATGAAAAAGATGTTGCTTGATAGTATCGCCACATTAACAGGTGGCAAATCCCAAGGGGATCAATGGGCTACTATGGCTATAGCAGAACTAGATGCTGTAGAAAAGTTTAATTCAGAAGAAAGACTTCATAACCAATGGAAGGCTTTATTTTTTAATGAAGACGGAACATATAACCCACCCGCTAATAGAAAAGAAGCAATGGAGCGTGGTCAGCAATTAGGTTACAATGCGGATCAAATGAAAGATATAATGTCAGTGTTTCCCAAGGAAACAGATGATAGACCCGCTCTTCAAAAGAATATATCTTTTATATTAGATATGGAAGATAGCCCAACTAAAAGGGCTTTAATGAAAAAGCATGGCTTAATTGAAACAGATGATCTAACTGCCGCAGAAAAAGCGGCTAACAGGGCTGTTAAAAATGGAATAATTAGCGAAGAAGAAAAAGATGCTTATATAAGAAGCATTTATGTTCCTAAAGATACCTCTACAGAAACAGCCGCAATGAAGAATTTTAAATGGTATCAGGAGGCAGAGGGAGAAGATAAGAGATTAATTGGAGAGTTACTTAGTATTGACACAAAAGGCGGCACAGTTGATTTGTTCTCACCTTCTAATATTGCTAGCCTATTAAATAATGATTACATAATGGGCGCTTTCTCTGAAGGTGAACAAGCCAGACTTATTGGAATTGTTAAACAAATGATACCGGGGTTTAATCCCCCCGCTAATACAACTAAAACTTCCGCCACTACTGGGGGTGGCGAAACAAGAGAGGAGTATGAGCAAGAGGTCAGGAAAAGGCATCCAAACGCATCTGAGGCTGACATACAAGCAACGGTAAAAGCAAAATATGGCTAATATTTTAGACATGAGCGAAAACAATAATGTTTTGGATATGTCCAACGCATCTTCTGGGTCAGTTCTTTCGATGGAGGAGGAAAAGAAAAAGACTTGGCTTGACGCTATGTGGTCTGGCGCTAAGATTGGATTCATGGATACCGCTAGAGGCGTACAGCAGATAGCGGGAATCAATGAGGAAGAACTGGCGCAGGAACAACGAGAACTCAACGCCCTTATGGAAGATGAGGAGATTGGTTGGGCGGCTAAGACTGGATACTTTGGTGGCTTGATTGCTGACCCTGTAGGATGGATGCTACCTGTGTCCAGACTTAAGCATGGAGCAAAAGCGCTTGATTTAATTTTACCCGGAGCAATAGGCGGCGCTACCGCAGGTGCGCTTGGTTATGTTGATGAGGATGGTGGATTAAACAGGGGTGAAATGGCCCTTGCGGGAACTGCTTTAGGTGCGGCGGCAGGCCCAGTTGCAAAAGGAATACAGAAAGCATACGAACCTGTGGGGGAAATGGCTTGGACTGCTCTTAAAACTCCAGAGATAGGCGGCAGTCTTGCGGGTGCAGGTGTTGGTTACAACATGGATCAGGATGCTACTACTCCTGAGAAAATGCAGAATGCATTAATGGGCGCTTTAACAGGTGCCACATTAGGACTTACAGGCAGGGGGATTAACAGGGCAACAGATGGCAATTTGGCTAGGGCTTTAGTTCCTGATAAAGATTTAACAGAAGAATGGATTGCAGGTCGATCCAGAATGATGGGTGGCAAAAAAATAATTAAGGAAGATTTTGAAACCTTGTTAAAAGAAGTTAGCAGATTAGACGAAAAAGAACGAAAAGTTCTGTATGGTATGCTGACAAATAAAAACTACACAAAACTTTTTCCCGCTATTTCAGACAGTATGAAAAAGTTAAGCGCTAAATCTAGGGAAACTGTAAATAAGTACGCTAAAGAACTTGTAGACTTGGGTGTTATTAGAAACGATACGTTTGAGGATGGTATGGAAACATACCTCCATAGAACTTATGATGCTCCAGATGCTGTTGCTAAGTCTGATATACCTAGTAACATAAACAATATTGGGGATGCCGCTTTATTAAGAGGTAATGTAGTAACCTTAACAGGAAAAGAAAGAAAAGGTTTTCTCGAGGGAACTTTTAGACCTGATGAAATTCAAGGTTGGGATAAAGTAGGAGACATTACTGAAATAAGATATAAAGGTGATAAAGAATATTCTTCTCCAGAAAAATTAAAAGTCCGTAGAGACTGGACTAAAGAAGAAAGAGTTCAAATGAAAGAAGTTACTGACGCTCATAAGGCTATATTGAGAACTGGTAATATGCTTGCTGAAGATGTGTCTAGGTTTAGGTTCTTTAAGGAGATGGCTGAGACTGAGGGCATTTCTTCGGCAAAGATTGCGGGATTGCTGACAGAAAAACTTCCAGATGATATTCAGTTTGGTGCGCTTAAAGGTCGTTATGTAAGTAAGGCTGTAAAGTCAGACCTAGAGCAGATCAGAGAAATCAATGCTATCTCTAAATACAGAAACAACAAGTGGGTAAAACAATACAGAAAGTTAAACTCATATTGGAAGGGTTCTAAAACCATTGCAAACCCTGCTGTGCATTTTAATAACGTAATGTCTAACGTAATTCATTATGATAATGGAAACGGAACTGCAAAAAATTTCTTTGTAGGACTTCGTGATATTAAAAAAAGAAATGAGATATATCGTGAAGCGGAAGAGCGTGGAGTATTTGGCGGGTTCTTTTCTTCAGAGATAGGAAACGAATCTAAATTAGCAGATTTATTTTCACCGTCTTCTGGGGTTATGAAAACAAACTTAGCCCTGATTGACTCTGGCCTTAACTACTCAAACAAAGTAGCGCAGAAGGCTAAGAATTTAACATGGGATCAAGCCGCTAAACTTTACAATTACGAAGATCAAATCTTTCGCATGGGTTTGTACCGCACAGAAAAAGAAAGATTAATTAAGTCTGGCTTAAATGAAAAGCAGGCAATGGACAGGGCCGCTAGAAAAGCAAGGGAATGGTTTGTAGATTACAGTAGAAGTTCCCCTGTTCTTGATGTGTTAAGGGAAGGCCCATTACCTTTTGTTTCTTATATGTATGGAGTTATTCCTAAACTGGCTGAAACTGCGGCTAAACGTCCTATTAAGTTTGCTAAGTGGGGACTATTAATGGGAGCGTTAAATGAGACAGGTGAAATACTATCTGACGCTGACTCAGAAAAACAACAGCGTAGGTTACAGGATTCCCCGATGTACGGTATTCCGGGGATGCCTAAGACCAAGATTAAATTACCTGACGCAATCTCCCCTGACACTAAAGACGATTGGTACTTTGATATAGAGCGTATGTTACCGGGTGGCAATTTATTTGAAGGCTCTGATGGATCAGGTTTAGGTAGGATTCCGGGGCTACCTCAATCATTACAACCATCTCTAGGTGCGGCAGGTTCTTTGATTTATGCGGGAATGGGTGTTGATCCTTTCAGACAGCAACCCATTGATGATAGATCTGAATATCTTACCAGACAGTTTGTCCCTAACCTGCCTGTACCTATACAGGGTTTCCCATCATTCTCTAGCGATAAAATTAACAGAGCAATGAGCGGGGAATACAGCCCTTCTAAAGATGTGTTTACTACAGGGTCTGCAATTGCATCTACTCTTGGCGCTAAACTTACCCCTGTGTCTGATACAAAACTAAGAAAAAGGCTAGGATATAAATATGACAGGCTAAAAAGAGATTTGGATACCGATAAAAGAAAGGTTATAAATGATTATAACTCTGGTGTTTATGGTGCTAAATCATCAGAAGAAGCAAAAAGGAAAAAGAAAGAAAAACTAGATAGAATTAGAAATGAAAAAAAAGAACTTTCTAAAAGAAGAAGAAGGGCGATGCAATGATTAGGTATATTTTATTAACATTAGTTTCGTTTTTAATAACTCCTGTATTAGTCAAGGCTCAAGAAACTATGCCAGATGATATGTATGAGTTTGCTGTTCCAATGAACTTTATGTGTGTTGATTCTTTTGTTAGGATGATGGAAATTTTAGAAAGGGATCATCAAGAGATACCCATGCTAATGTCTCACCTTACTCCTAACATGAGTGTAATTCTATTTGTAAACTCTACATCTACCACAAGTACATTGGTAGTAACCAAGCGAACAAAAGAAAAAGAACAGGCTTGTATTGTTTTTGGTGGCGCCTCTAATGGTACATCGTTTTCTTTAAACCCTAACCCTAAATTTCCAGTGGAGATATAATGACAGTACCACCATACTTAATAAGTGCAATTATATTTTTAATCGTTCAAACAACTACCGCAGTGTGGTGGGCTAGTAGTATATCAAGCGATGTTGATATGCTTAAACGTGACAGGGATGACATGGCTATGATTATAGATAACTTAGATGTTTTATCCTATAGATTAGAAGCACTAGAAACAATGTTAGAGCGGGTGCTAGGCCCAGAGGCTAGATAAATTTAAAAAACAGGAGAATTTTATGCCGAAAGTAGGAAACAAACATTACGCTTATACACCTAAAGGAATGGCTGAAGCAGAAAAAGCAAGAAAGAAAAAGAGAGCCGCATCTTTAAAAAAATCTGCCGCTAGTAAAGCAAGAAGCAAAAAGATGGATAATAGAAATAAGTGAAACACTTAAAGGAAAACAATGAAACGTATCTGCAACACTTACGAAAGGCAATGTCTATATCTGGCCTTATGTTGGTTGGGAGCGTTGGTGCTTTCGCTCACAGCATCGCACCATTTATGGCAGTAAACACAGCCACTAAAGTATGCAGTAAAGTAAGAGATAAACTAGAACATAGGAGGTGTGTATGTGGGAAAACATAACAAAGACTTGGAATGCATTAGATCGAAGGATCAAAATAGTAATCGTAATCGTAGCAGGATTGGCTATCTTATCCGCAATCTTTGGATCGCCATCGCCATCAGTGCCAGTGCAGTAGGTTGTCAGAGTCTAAAGGAATCGTCAGTAGTAGCAACAGGGTCAGCAATAGGTGCGGGTGTTGGGACTGCGATCAGTGGGGGTGTAGGTGCGCCGATACTGGGAGCCATGACGGGTGCCTTTGTGACCGATGTAGCGACGGAGGTTTTGACAACAAGCAAAGAGACTCAGACTATTATCAAGGCGCCTGATAACTTCTTTACATTACTACACAAAATAGTGGAGATAGGTGGATGGACTTTAATGTTAATCTTCGTAGCACCAATGATTCTGGGGTGGATAATACCAAGCCCAACGAAACTGAACAGAAAGAATTAGTAATAGTAGAGTGGCGTGACATTATAGCAACATCAGGGTGGGAGCAAGAACCAACTTGCCCCACCTTTTTTAATGTTGGTTGGTTGGTCAGAGAGGATAAGGATGTTATTGTCCTAGCAACCACAAAAGACCTTGATGAATTTACAGGAGAGTCATCTGATCCTCCTCCTGTTTACTATGGGTTTCATTCTTTTCCTCGTGGAGCCGTTGTTTCTGTTCGGCCTGTTTCATCTTAGCGTAAGTGTCTAGGTTCATACCTTCTTTACGCAAGAACACTTGCTCCCAAGTTCTCCATATGTTATCACTGCACTGAACTGTTTCGTGTTGGTGAACCCAACACCATCTGGCAAAGTAATATCTTCTATCCTCTGCCCATTTTTCTTCTTGCTCTTTAGATGGGTTTAACATTCTTAGGGTACGGTGAAACTTTATATCTTAATGCTTTTCTTGCTAACTTTTTAAATCTTTTGTCGCCGACAAAATGTACATAGCGATGCTTGATTGATCTAAGTCTATAGCCAACATCGTCACCATGCTCCTCCTCCATTTGTTTGTAAGTCTTACCTCTGAATGTAGTGTGATGCAGGTGCGGTCTTGACTTTAAATATATTTCTTTTATAGGTTTTGTTTGACCAGTATAGGTAAAGTTAGTTGCTTGATAGACTATGCCTAAGTGATCCTGCGCTCCGTCTGCATAACTTACTACAATTTTATTGCCTAACTTCTTAAGGGTTTGTCCTACTAACTGGGATGCCTCGTTTTTTCTATTGTACTTTAGAACTAATCTATTTAATTCTATAACATCTTTTTTAAACTCTTCGCCGCATACACCCTTGAGCAATGTATGTGATGGCGGTATACCGTAAGTACATACTCCAACTAACTCTCCATCCTTAAACATACCAAAAGACTTTTGTATTGACGGCATCCTATGAGCATAATGAACGTCAAGTATTAAAGGCTTAGTGTCTTGATAGTTAATCTGTTCAATTGTGTAGCCTGATTCCATCAGTGTTGACTGTTCCGCAGGAATAATCTCGAAGATATTGTGTTGGTATTTTTGCAAACAAATCATCTCTTCCATTCCTTGTTTTAAGTTTAAAGAAGTCATCCTCATCTACACTGCATTTTAACTTAAGATCATTGTAAATGTCAACTGGATTTACTAAAATAAAATCATCGTCAGTTTCAAATGCAATCATCCTGTCAACCTTTGTTGGAACACCCCACCCAATATTACCTGCTACATTTTTAAACTCGTAATAGTGTATTGTAGAATCAACATTTGCATCTTTTCTGTTATTTTTTTTCTTACCTTTTACGTCAATCTTTCCTTCCTTGCAGAGTATATCCCAGTGTTCATTCCTATCTTCTGATCTTGTTGCTCGTCTGATAAAAGAATCCCCAATCATTTCTATGAATTTGTCTTCAGTAATAAGACCTTTCTCATAAAAACTTTGCCATTTATTTTTCATTTATCCAATCCTGTATCCTATCATTTAACTCCTCCTTAGTTTTAACGAACACATTATCAACGTGCATATAAGTTTGCTCATCAGTGCTTGCTAGAAAGTGCCACCCTTGTGCGGTGTTTGATCTTTCCACCCTGTACTTTCCTACCCTACCCAAGTTAAATGCACTACCCCTACCCCATTCAATGCTTGACATCTGGCCCTCTTGATTCTGGTGTAAACCCTACAACATTATCACCATCATGCTGTCTCAGCATACGCTTTAAAGCCCTCCACATATACTCATGCCCTGCATACTCTGACTGTTGAGCGCAACCCTCAAGTAAAGATTCCATCTCCTCAACGTCAAACAGTTCGTGATCCATGCCGTCTTGGGTTAACTCTAGTGCAGAATCAAAATGAAATACAATCATTGCAGGTATACTCATTTTATATTTTTTAACCTCTGCTTTAAAGTTTTAGCCGCTAAAAAGGCTTGAAAGTTTTCTTCGATTTCTGTTGACCTGACCGCTTCAAATTTTCCTGTAGCCTTGTCGCATCTAAGTATGTATGTAGCATCCACTGGAATTCCATGTATATCTTCGATGGCTTTGGCATATGCCGCAACCTGTAAATAATATTCTGGATAAATTCTTTTACTCGTTTTCCAGTCGATAACACAATATTCCCCATTAATAATAGCCCTAGCATCAACTGTTCCCGCATATTTATATTTCCTATGATAGATTTTTTCTTCTGATGATTTCCATTCAACTACATTTTCTCCAACCCAATCTTGAAAAGCATGAATAGCGTTAACAGACTCTTCTTGCTTTGGCATTTCAGGTATGTCACCCTCTGCTATCTTCCAATTAATTGCGGCTTCTACCCACTCATGTGTAAGGCTACCTATGTTTAAGGCATCTCTTGACACCCCCCTGTAAGCGCCCTTCATTCCTTTTAACAATGGCTCTAAAGCCATTCTAGACTTGTACACGTTAGTCTTTTTAGATGATGCTTCTTGGTCGAAGAAGAAGTTCTTCTCCAACCAATCACCACCCACCTTTAAAGCCCAAGGTACAAGAGCAGGTTTGGAGATGATGTCTAATATTTTAGTAGCATTAGGCACCACCTCTTTACCAACCTTGTATGAATGAAGTTTGCTATCGAATAACATCTCAACAACCTCTCCATCATGGTACTCTATCTTCATTAGAAAGGAACTTCTGTTGAAGAAGATTTACTGGCGTTAGATTTACCAGACCCATTCATGGGTGGTTCCATCCTACCAGAGAAACGAAGTTTACCAGACTCTTTAGCCCACAAAGATACACGCATCTTGGTTCCGTCAATAAGAGCATACCCTGTAATATCTGGGCGGTTCTCATTACCTTCCTTATCGTTTATAAACAGCGATACATCTCCATCTTTTTCTTGATAATCACTCATAAGAGTTTCCTATATTAAGTTATTGTTAAATCTTCGATTGGCTTGCTCAGTTCTCCAGACTTCAATACGAAGTTCCAGTGACTTGAGTTCCCATCTTAGACGCTCTTCGTTTTCAATCGCAACCGCTACACCTTCAATTGTTTTTGCAACCTGCGGTTGTATTGAAACCCAATTCTCTTTGTCGGCTACCGTTTTTCCTACTGCTGTAGCATACAACAAAGACCTTTGAGTCTTTTTAAATTCTGTTAACTGATATGTTTCGGCTTTAGCCTTTGCATATTTAGGAGAAGTTTCTTCTATTTTTTCTAGGTAGCCCTCTACTACCTGCTCAATTGTTTTCATAGTTCTATTATACCTTGATTAAATGCTGTGTCAAGTGTTCTAAGAATAAAATATCCCTGCCAATCCATAAACTCTGCGTCACCTGAGTGCATCTTATTGTGACAAGTGAAACACATTGGCATTGTCAACCAGTCACTAGCCTTGTAGCCCATGCCCCCTGACAGCGGGGACATCCTACCTTTCAAATGATGAGCGACTACCGTACCATCTCTTGCTTCACAACCACTACAAGGTAGGGTAGCCACCCATTCTGTATACGCTTTACTCTTGATTCGTTTTGCCATTGTTTTTCTTTTGTTCTTCGATTAATATGTTAGCATACTCAATGATCTTTGCCAAGTCTGACAAAGGTTCACCTTTCTTATCCCATCTACTAGCGTATTTTACTATGTTAGCAGAACAAAAGTCAAGCCTATTTGCAATAATATATTCAATAGGTTGAATCCTCATTATGTAATGCGAAGGTTTCATTTTTATTTTCCGTCAGTTACTACCTTGTCAATCAATTGATACGTTATATCTTGAAGGTCTCTAACTCTTTCTTGAAGTTCTCCAACCTTTTCATTAAGAGAATCAATTCGTTTTTGCATTTCTAACTTGTGTATTCCATCTCTTGGGTAAGAGTATCCATCTAAGTTTGCTCCGCTCATCATCTAAACCCTACTGGATTAGAATCCCAATCATGGTTAGGTGCAAGTTCAGGGCATATCCCACCCATTTCTTCCCAATCATCATCGTCGTCATCGTCGTCATCGTCGTCATCCTCTATACTTTCCCACCTGTCTTTTTGCATCTCATCACGTTCATCTTCTATATCTTTTTTAAAATCTTCTAACCTTTTCAAGGTTATGTTTTGTTTATCAATGCGAAAGGAATCAATAATATCATTAATTTCATTTGCATAATAATCAAGCGTCTCTTCAAACCCTTTAGTATTCATATTCCACACACTCCTGATAAGCATTGCTCTTCTGAATTATCCTCGTAGATCACACCACGTTTAGCGTTAGCCTCCTCATAAGGTACAGATGTTATAGGTTGCCCACCCCTAGCGCTATCTGGGTACACTGTTAAACCTCTTAACCCACTGGCGTAATCACTAATGATTTTGGCAAACGACTTTATCTTATCCTCATTGTTAAGATCACTTCCCCATGCGGGAAGGTTTAGCGTGGAACTAATAGCGTGGTCTACATACTTCTGCAACCCATGTTGAAATTTAATTCTACGTTCTGGATCAGCGGCAAGATCAACAGCAGATTCAATTTTATCTGGGTCAATACCAGAATCAATTAATCCTTGCGCTGTACCGTCAACGACAAACTGATGTTTCCATTTTGTTCCATCCGAAAGGTAACGTCTGCGGTATGCGACTGCGTATATTGGTTCCACCCCAGAAGTAGTCCCTGCGAGGATAGAGATTGTTCCTGTTGGAGCAATTGCTCTGTAGCCTTTAGGACGGTTGAGAAAAAGTCTGTCGCAGTGTTCGTCTGCCGCTTTTTTACTTTCTGTTTCATAAACTTTCATCCATTGTTTCAGTTCATCTACCATCTCATATTTGTATCCACGTTTCAGCAACCACTCGTGCATACCCATCAACCCTAAACCAATACGACTATTCTTCTGCCTTGTCTCGCTTACTTTTTCGTAGGGAACTTGCGCCCTGATAAGCCCACAAACAAGGAACTTACTAGCAACAGTAACAACATCCCGAAACTCATCAATGCTGTCAATGTTAGCCATATTAATAGACCCAAGATTACAAACGTCGCTATCATCTTCGCTAGTAATTTCTGTGCAAGCGTTACGAAGAGTTTCATTTTGTTTGTCTCCAAAATTAAATGAGAATCCGGGCTCTCCTGTCATCAATGCCTGAGTTACATTCTTTAAAAACGTAGGATCAAGGTGTCGTTTGTCAGCGTTTAGCCATGCGTCATCGTAATTCAAACTGATGTTCATCATATCCAGAGGAGCATGAGCATTGAAGTCTTTTTCTTTTGCCGATTTTACTTCATCACTCCAGTTCTTGATGGTCAAAAAGTCGTGAGAATCTTCATGCTTCCAGTTCATGCAACCATACATAGCACTGCGTCTGCTACCACCCTGCATTACGTTGCGTCCAATCTCATTGGTTGCAAGTAAGAAAGGAATCGGCCCACTACTAACGCCACCTGTCTTGGATAGCGTTCTACCTTTAGGTCTAAAGTTTGTAACATCCATTCCAATACCGCCACCTGTCATCAAACATGACCCTGCACGTTTCCAAAGGTCTGCCCATTCTTCCCTGCTATCTTCCTCTGCTTTAAGCAGGTAACAATTATTATAGAACCTTGCCTCTCTACCTGCATACCACAAGTAGCGACCTCCGGGCAAGAATTTAAAGTTCGCAATGTCTTGGGCAAGTTTATCCTGATCTGATTTATCCATCAGATTATTTTTCTTACCATCCATAGTGCCACATACACTGTTGACTACATTGTGCGCCTTGTCACTCCAAGTTTCATACGCATTGCTTGCATACTTCTGTTTAAAAATTGTCTCGCCTAGTTCGGTTCTAAATTTCATAGTGATGCCTCATATTCTTTACGCCATTTCTCAATCTCTTTACCATGCCTTTCTTCCATAAGTTTGTCATAACCTTCTGGCGTAGCCCATGATGCAGGGTTTCTGTTTGAATCAAACGCTGAAGGGTAGTACAAGTACCGCCCGATACCCCACAATACACCCGCTCGTTTGAGTGCATCACTGATACCGCCCTTGTCACCCTCGATATTAGTGTCACCCGCCCCATCAGATTTAGTAACCCATTTGTCACCTATAAGGCAAGACAGTTTACAAATCATCCTGCCTCCGATATGCTCGTAGTGCGCCTGCCACCCGCCAACATCAAAGACCTCATCAAGTCTGTTCATTACCTGACGCGCATCAATGTAAACCAACTCTTTACCACCCGCACCTTTACGCCAGTGATGACTTGCAAAAGGTTTCTTTAACTCTATCTGTATATGTTTCATTCTTTTT